ATAGTGGTTTACATGGACCTTGGGTATTTTCTGGTAATGCTATATATACTATATAGTGGTGGTGGGTGGCACCCTGCCTACCCCCTATGGATTTACTAGGTAAAATCTAGGTAGATTATTTGCTTGACCCTATAACTCCCCTAAAATTTACCCCTGTTTAAATTTGGTATGACCTAAAATTATTTTAGTTAACACTTGAGGGGGATTTAGGTAGGTTAATTTTTTGTAACTAAATACCCCCCCTGTAAATCACTTAATTATAATTTAGTGTTGACCCAAAAAAAAAGCCCCCGAATAAACAGGGGCTTTCCTTTTAATATGGCTTGAATATTTTTAACTATTATTATTTGTTATTGAGTTAATCTGGCAAGTCCAATATTTAACATTGCTTTCATCAATTAATTTAATTTCATTACTTGCAATATATTTTAATTTATCCTCAAATATTTCAAATACATCTTGATCAGTAATAATTAAGTTTTTGATTTCAAAATGTTCGCAACTATATTCTTTATCCTTTTTATAAATATTTATAGTTCCAATGCATTTATAAGTATTTTTAAATTTAGTTGCTTTCATTATTATTGCTGATTACTTTTTTTAAAAATATATTTCTGTTAAATCTTGGGTTTATCATTTCAAATATATCCATCAATTCATTAACTAATTGAATGTCTATTTCTTTTTGATTTGATAAAACTTTGGCAATTAATTCAAAATGCTTTTTAGTAATCATAATATTTTACCCCCTTTCATTTTTATATTATTAAACTTTTTTTAAAAAATATCAAATATTAATTATTAGCTTGATTTTTGGGTGTTCTTGTTATGTTCTATATTTTGGGTTCTAGTTGAGAATCATTCTCAAACATAGAGCGATTTTAAGGGGGGTCTAATTGTTTTTTAGTAGGTAGGTATCAATAAAAAAAGGGGCTATTAGTGTTAACCAATAGCCCCTTAATTAATTATTTATTTAAGCAACTTTAAATTGCTTATTAAATTGCTCTCTTAATTTATCCATTGAATTAGCCGACAATTCAACTGAATTATTATTGTCAACAACCCACGAACCATAAATATCTTTGTTAATGGAATTGTTAGTTTGTTTTCTTAATGCTTGGACAATCAACTCAAGTTCTTCCCCATAATTTTCAAGTGTTCTTATATGGTTTTCAACTTGTAAGATTTCATCATAAGAATTATTTTTATCAAAATAATCTAATTGATTACAAATTGATTTCAGCATTTTTTTGGCTTTATCTTTGGAATATTCCCCTTTAGTTAGTTCTTCAGTAGTTTCTTCCAAACTTTCAGTTTCATTTTCTTCAGTTATTTTTCTCATAACCTCAACTTTAAATAAAACTTTTTGAGATAGTTTTTGTAATAAAGTAAAATTACATTGAACGAAAAATTTAGTTCCCTGTTCAACCCCAATCTTATCTTTTTTAAAACCAAAAACAGATTTAACAACCTCATCAGATAGTGCCATTACATTTATCATAACTCTATTGTCTTTAAATTTATAATTAGCTTTATCTTGAGAACATAAAAATAAAATTGGATAACAAATATTATTTGCTGTCGTTCTAATTGCATTTGATTTGATTTTTTCATCAGATTTATTTGCAACTTTATCAACCTCAACATTTGCTTTTTTTTCAGCTTTATCTTTATTTTTTTCTACTTTGGTTTTTTTCTCATCTACCTCAACCAAGTGTTTAAAATCAGCTATTGGTAAAATTAATCTATCAACTACTGATTTTCTAATGCCTTGTAATTTAATTAAGGTATCTTGACCCCTTAATTCACTTACAATTCCCGCATTATTTTTAACACCTAATATAGTATAAATTGAATAACTATTTATCTTAAATTTATTTTCATTATTCAAGATAGTATATTGCTCAATTATACCTATACTTGTTTTCTCATTATTTAATGTATTATTTCCAATCTCATTAAATAATTTATTTATTTGCTTATTCATAATACCCCTTTCAGTTAAGTTTATTTTTAAGCATTCAATCTTATAAACTACTAATTATTTTCAGTCAATTAAATATATATGTGTATGTGTTCATTTTGAGTTTTTATTGTGATTGCTATATTATTGAAATAAACCTTATAAACATTAGCTTTTTTAACAATAATCAAATCATTTGAAATATACTCTATTAGTGTTGATATTACTAGCTTTTTTAAATTATATAATAAAATCAATACTTATTTGACCTATTAAACTTAAAGTTGTAATATGGTTATTATGATAAATACATTTAATATTATAGGACTATCACTCATAATTTTGGGTGGTGTTCTTTTTTGTTTAGCAATTTATATGATTGCTAGATACGAAAAAAAACTAGTGGAAAATGAAAGATTATATAAATCTTTTATGAGAGAAAAACAAAATGAAAAAAGAAAACTTGAAAAAGCTGATAAACTTATTGCAACTATTATTAATAAGCGTTTTAGTAAGTAGTTGTAGTAAGGTAGAGTTTGATAGTTTTAATCCAACAACAAGCACTTTTAAATGGATTATTACAAAAGATAAAAAATAATTTATTTGACAGACAAGCGAAAATATTTTAAGCTATTTGTAATTATACGAAAGGATAGTTATGAAAAGCATAATGTATGTTGCAATGGTGTGGTTGATGCTTGGAGTA